CGTCTAGTGTCATGATACTCGTCCTATTGCGCGTATGGGTTGACGCGGCGTCTCTCGTCGTCCGCGTAGTAATCGTTTCCGTCGTCCACCGGGTCTATGCGTATGATGCCTGAATCTTTCAAATACCTCAAGGCCTGCGTCAGTGCGTCAACGTAATCGTCGTGCCGCACCTCCGGAAACGCCGTCCACTGGTTCATCGCCTCGCTGAGCCACGACCTGGGTGTCCCCGGGTTGCGATCACTCTCCGGGATGTACACCCGCCTGTGCGCGATTATAGGCGCGACCAGGTTGGCCCGCGTCACCTTGTCCGCGTTGCCTGGGTTGTAGCCGCGCACCGGCAGGCCCGCCCTCTGCAAGTCCTGGATCAGCGATATGCCTGCACTCTTGTCTTCGATCAGCACCACGTCGGTCTTCTTCCCCGAGCCGAACTCGTCGGGGTCGCCGTAGACGTCCTGGTACGCCTCCGTCACCTTGATGCGCAGGTCGGGGTACTGGATGCGCTCCGACCAGGCGTCGATGATCATGCAACACGTTGGCCCGTCCTGCGGCTTGAACACGCCAAGCACCACGCACGCCGTCGCGTCGTTGACCGTCTTCTCCGACGTGGCCGTGTCGTACGACTGGATCACCATCGTGAACTGCGGCAGGCTCCGCTCGGCCGGCCACAGCTTGAACCACTCGCGCTTGATCAGGCCGTGGTCGCTCGGGTCCAGGAGCACAGCGTTGATCTCCTGGTCGCCAAGCTCGGTGCCCTCGTACTGGAGAATCTGCGCCTTGAACGTGGGCGCGAGGTTGTCGAGGTTGTCGTAGGTCGTCGCACTCACGTAACAGACGTCGTGCCCGTCCCGCTCGACCAGGTCAAAGATTAGCGGCTTGGGCCGTGGCGTCGTCGTGCACATCAGGCGCGGGTGCTTACCCAGGCGCATGCCGAACTGAATCTGCGACCACGCCTCGTCGAGCCGCTCCCACGCCGCAAGCTCGTCGAGCCAACCGCCATGGAACTGTGGCCCCCTGAAGCGCTCAGGCTCGGACGCCGGTATGCCCTTGATGATGCTGTCGTTGATCAGGATGATCTCAGAGGTCGTGATCATGTGGTTCTTGACTAGCTCCTTGGGCATCACGTTCAAGATGCCTGAGTCGCCGCTGAACGCCACGTCGCGCACGTCGCCAGCCGTCGGTGCGCTGATGAGCCAACGCGTGCCTGGTTGCGTCCACGCCTGCCACCATAGCCACTCAGCGGCGGCCCTGGTCTTGCCGGCACCGCGGCCCGCGAGTAGCAGGTAGATGTGAGTCGAGTCCCACAGCGCGTCACGCTCGGGCACCTGGTAATCGTGCGCGGTCTTGAGCCACGCCATGCGCTTGTACAGCGCCTTGAGAGCAGGGATCGGCAGGTCCTTGACCCGCTCCTGCAACTCTGCCTCAGTCACACGCCGCCCATCAGGTCCACCAGGTCCTTGGTGATGCGCGCCGCCTCTTCGGTGCTGAGCGTATGCTTGTTGTCAGTGGTCGCGTTCACCTGGCTGATGCGCGCATGCATGTAAGGCGCGGCCGCATTGGCGGCCCACTTCTTGTCATCGAACGCAGAGTTCTCGTCGTTCAAGATTCCCATCATGAAGCTCAACGGCGTGACCTTGTACTCGGTCAGCGCCTTGGCCACTTCCGCATTGCGCAGGTCCTGAACGCCACGCGGGCGACCAGCGCCAGGTCGAGCGCCGCCAGTATTTGGACGCGCGCCACCACGGTTGGGATTGCTCTTACGCTTTTTGGGTTCATCACCCACGGAAGAATTTTGCTGATTTTGTGTGAGGTCGCTCATGGCGCGAAATTTACCACACCAAATCGAGCCTTGCAAGTTATGCACAAGATATTCAAGCCTGTGAACAACACAAAAGTTATCCACAACATGTTATCCACAGGTTATACATATCCACACCAGACTGAAAGTTTTCCCCACAAAAACACCCCAAAAATGGGGTAGTTATCCACAAAATAAGGGTAAACCCTAACATGCTTTAAACGCGTTCTAAGGCACCTGGGAGACGCGCAAACTATTTTAGGCTACCCATGCCTTGGTTACCGGAAACAAACGCGTTGTAGGCCGTTTTGATCGTTTTCACCATTTTGGTGCATATGGCGTTTTTGGCGTGTTGGCACACATTGTGCTTGTGAGTTTTGAGGCCAAAGCCTTATATATTAGTGGCCATGCAGTTCCTGGGACTGTTGCATCTTTACATAACTTTACACAAATATTTATCCCAAACCCCTTGACATTTCCGGTAACGGACCGATAATAAGAACTGTCAGCAACAAACCCTTAAACGCTTAACAGGAGAAAATCATGGAATACAGAAAAACACCAATCAACGTCTTGACAGTTGAAGCCGGCTTCAACCTGGTTCAATCAGGCGGCAAACGCCTCGATCACTTGCGTGAGGACTTCTATGACAATGCCGTCAACCTCATGAACGCTCGCAAGTTCTGCCCCATTGTTTCCCCCTATGACATTGCCTTGAGCGGAGGTGAGCCTTACTCAGTTTGGAACTAACAGCAATACTGATGATGGCCTGAATGGCCGAAACCCCGCAAGGGGTCTATTGCAAAAACCCTTAAACGCTTAACAGGAGAATCAAATGGAATTCGTTCACACGACCAACTACATCATCGAACGCAAGCATGCGTTCAACGGCCGCACAACCCCGACCGTGACCTGGCAGGTCAAGGACATGCGCAACGGCAAGCTGTTGCAGGTCACCAAGACGCTCAAGGCCGCACGCCAGTGGGTTCAGACTTACAACGGCATTGACGCCATCAACGCCAGGGAGGGCCTAGTATGACCGCCGAAGAACGCTTCAACTTAGCCAAGGCCTATGAGGCCGCCTGGTACGCCGTCAAGGGCTCGAGCATGGCCATCACCGTCAAGCCCTCAGGTTGGTACACCAAGACGCACAGGGGCTACCACGCCGGCAATGTCAGGGCCTCTGACCTGTTGCGTGGCCTGGTCACACTGACCACACGCCTGGCCGTCAAAAGCCAAGAAACCACAGACTCAGTAGGGTCATTTTAAAATCACTTGACAGTTACCGGAAACCTGGCACAATAGAACCCGTAGCAACAAACTACAACGTTAAAACCTCTTAAACATCAAAAAGGAAATTCATCATGTATCGCTTCTCTTCCGCTTCTGCACAAAACTCTTTCCGCTCACAATCACCCTTGAGCAACGACCTCATCGCCCGCCACGCTCCTAGCGTGTTGGCCACTGAGGCTCACCAATCCCGTGGCGAGCGCTATGCGTTCATCCCCACATTGTCGGTGCTCGACGGCTTGCGCCGCGAGGGCTTCCAACCCTACGAGGTTCGCCAGACCCTCTGCCGCGACGTGGCCAAGCGTTCGTTCACCAAGCACTTGGTTCGCCTGCGTCACGTGGACAGCGTGGCCGGTGACGAGGTCCCTGAGATCATCCTGGTCAACAGCCACGACGGCACAAGCTCATACCAGATCATGAGCGGCGTCTTCCGCTTCGTCTGCTCCAACGGTTTGATCGCCGGCAACGTGCACGACGACGTGCGTATCCGCCACAGCGGCAACGTGGTCAATGACGTGATCGAGGGCTCGTTCCGCGTGCTCGAGGCCGCCAAGGACGTCAAGGACCGCATCGACAGCTACAAGGCCATCACCCTGGCTCCCCAGGAGCAGGTCGTGTTTGCCAACGCCGCCTTGCAGTTGCGTTGGGACGAGCAGGCTCCCGTCAAGGCCGAGCGTGTGCTCGAGGCCTCACGTTGGCAAGATCGCAAGGACGACCTCTGGACCGTGTTCAACCGCGTTCAAGAGAACCTCATCAAGGGCGGCGTGAGCGGCCGCGGCACAACAGGCCGCCGCATGACCACACGCGCTGTGGGCGGCGTCAACGAGAACGTCAAGCTCAACAAGGCCCTGTGGTCCCTGGCCGATGGCTTGGCACAGATCAAGCAGAACGTGATCAACGTCGAGGATTTGGTAGTAGCGTAAGAGGGTTGAGGGGGACTCCGGTCCCCCTTTTTTTTAAAGGACTCAGGCATGTTCAAGCTCCAGTGTCAGAAGTGCAACGTTGTTCACCACACGCCCTTTGCGGTCGCTGTGGTGAACGGCGTTATGCTCTGCTACAACACCGCCCAGTGCGAGATGCGCATGGGACGCGATTACAGCGCCTCCAAGGCCATCAGGCTCGTGACGGGCAAGCGGGTTACCCGCTACGCCACAGAGCGCTACAACCGGGCGCTGTACCTCTGCGATGGCCTGCTCTGGGCCGTGGGCATTCACCGCCCCAAGGAGCCCCCAGGT